GCAAGGGCGACCGCAAGGCCAAGACCTACAAGGTAGTGGCGGAAGTTACGGACAAGAAGGGCCGCCAGATCCCGGCTCTTTTCGATGCGATGAAACTGGACTTTACCTTGAAACACGGGCGTGCTCCCACGCAGAAGGAGATTGGGGAGTTGGTGCGCCAGGACAGCGCCGGTATCTTTGGCCGGAAGTCTTCGGTGGATATCGTCTACACCATTCGTTCGGTGGAGCGCACCCCCAACCGAGTCGGCGAAACGCAGATCGGCATTCCCAAGATCCGGCGTCTTCAGCCGGCCGGCAAGTCGGGTACGTCGGGCGCCGAGAGGGGCCGTCGTTCGAAGGCGTGGAAAGAAGCCGACCAGTGCCGGCGCCGCATCCGGGGCATCAAGTTGCGGATGTCAGAACTTTCTGACGAGATGCAAAAGGATGTCATCATCGAGCGCATCGAGGGCATCATCGGCAAGAAAGCTGCCTAAGCGGCATCTTTCAGTTGAGAGAGGAAATGGCTGGGCCTCAAAACCCGGCCATTTTCATAAATAAAGCGCCATGACAAATGAACCTTACAGTAGAAGCCAAGGGGGGCGGCATGCAAACCGAGATCCGCATCCTTGCCCAATACCTTCTAAGCGAAGGTACGGGGTCGCTCACGCATCGGGAGCGTCGAGTGATATTTCGAATTGCCAAGAGGATGTCGGCGTCTTTGGACGTTAATCAGGAATACGACAAGTCTCTCACCTTTGGGGAAAGACTAGCTGACAAGGTTGCGGCTGTTGGCGGTTCCTGGTATTTCATTATAGGATTTGGGGTCTTTTTGTTTCTTTGGGCGGGATTCAATATTCTCGCTTTTGGGGGATTTTCTTTTGACCCGTACCCGTTTATTTTTCTGAATCTTCTGCTGTCGATGCTGGCGGCTCTACAGGCCCCCGTCATTATGATGTCGCAGAATAGGCAGGCGGCGAAAGATAGGTTGTCGGCCGCCCTGGATTATGAAGTTAACGTGAAATCCGAATCAGAGATTGCCAAGCTTCACGACAAAGTAGACGCTTTGGCCGCTTTTATCCTGCATGAGCGAGAGCTTAAAGAAGTCGAGCCCGCTGAATAATAAAAGAAAAGGGGTCCAGCTTCCCACTGGACCCCTTTTCCCGCCAACAAGGAGTGATCAGGGCCAAAGTCGGATTTGGTTCCTGATTTGAGCAGTCTACCCCTCTTATTCTTGGCCGTCAAGAAAAAAAAACCGGGGGCAGCTGTCCCCCGGTTCCGGGCTCCGTCGAGCCCTACGGTCTCAATGAGGGATTCGAACCCTCTCCCCCGCCCCCACCGATTCCCACAAAGGGGGGAAAGGGTAAGGGGCAGTGTGCTACCAACACCTATCAAGCCCCGATTGGTCTGTGTGGAGGGATTCGAACCCCCGACCTCCTGACTCCAAATCAGGAACGCTAACCAGACTGCGCTACACACAGTTATTCTATATTCTGGTGCCGGATGGGCGGATTCGAACCCCCGACCTGCTGTTTACAAGACAGCTGCTCTACCACTGAGCTAACCCGGCGTAAACAAAAAAAGAGCGCCGTCAGCGGGCGCTCTTTCGAAAACCAAACTATCCAGCCTTTTTAGTTGCCCACGGCATGGATAGTGCTGTCTGTCGTGATGGTCGGCGCTGTTGCGACGTTTTGGTCGTCGGCAAGCGTCGGATTGAACACGTCAGGCGAGTTATCTTGAGCCGATGGATAGAAGTAGTCAAGGGCAAAGTTGACTTCGAAACGCTCGATTTGCGTAGCAGCTTCCCACGAAAGAGGGATGTCGCTGATTCGCATCGGCCAGAGGTTCCACATCGTGTACTGACGCAGAATCGGTCCCGACTTAGAGTACTGAGTCACCACTGCCGACGCCTTATACTTCGTGGCGTAGTAGGTTGGGTCCAGACGGTTGCTGATCAGAGTATTCATGGCGTTTGACCAGCGTTCGAACATGGCTCGCTGGCTAAAGTCCTCATCATTGAGAACCTGCACTGACCAATCCCCGAAAACTCGCTCGGCTGAGTACTTCAGGATTGCCCCGAAGTAAGCACAGGTAGCAGGCTGGACAGTGAATTCCGGCAGCGAGGCCGCCGTGCACACGAAAGAGAATTGCTTAGAAACTGCAACACCGATACCAGGGGTTGCCCCGGCTCCGATATTCAGCGGAGGAAAGATGTCAACTTGGAACTGAGTTGGCCGTGCACCGCCAAATTGCAGTCCGTTGTGCAGAAATGATGCGATGTTGAAGGCCATAAAACAACTCTCTCCTTTTATGTAGATTTTTGCGGATCTACGAACCGAGTCATATTAATAAAAGTCCTCTTATTTTTTTATTTAGAAAAGGGGGCTTACCCCCCTCTCCGTGTATGCCTCAGTAGGCGGTTCCGATGACCTCCGAGAAGGTCACACCCGAGCGCACCGCAATGAAGTTCAAGTTAATCCAGTTGATATCTCGGGCAGGCTTGATGTAAATGTCTCCGTTCATCGTCCAAGCATCCACCACGTCCGGGCCGTTATTCGATTCGTCGCAAATCACATCGAAGTCCTGGATACCACGGGCAGCTTTGACGGCCCGAAGTTCTGGGGTGATTGCGTTCGTGAACAGCGCCCTGGTGTAGGAATCGTTGAATTCGAACAGGAAGTACTTGGCCAGCGAGCTAATCGCCTTCTCAAGGAAGATGAAGAGACGACGCACGTTGATACGGCTGAAAGCCGAGTTTGCTTCAAGAAGGGTTTTGTCGCCGAAGAGCAGGTTTCCGATACCATTTTTGTGGACAATCGGATTGATGCAATTCGGATACAGGATGTCACGATATGGCTTTAGAGGATTCCAAGCCAATCCTGACACGTTCTTGATGATGCCTCGATTGTAGCCGGCGAAGCTCCACCATGGCGCTCTCTGTTGGTCGGTGCGGGCCGCAAGGCCAGCCATGTCCCCGTTGAAAGGCACCCAGCGATAGACGTTGTTATACTTGTCGTACTGATACTTGTAGTTTCCGTCCAAGAATCCGTAAGACGTGCTGTCCAGGTCGTTGCGGTAGTCAAGCAGGAACTGGATTCGGTCGTTGTCGGTCGAGACGTTCACAAGGTCCGTCTTGTCCGGAGATCCGAAAACTACAACGTCCAGACGAGTGTAGGCCAGATTGTCCAGAAGCCACTGGAATAGCTGAGTCTGGTTTAGGCCGCCTCGGGCCTTACCCTGTAGGATAAGGTCAACGTCCACAACTTCTGGCGACAGATACTCGCTATAGGCGTTTGCCAGCGAAGCAATCGAAACTGTCTGCTCGTCGGCTCCGTCCGCTCCTAGCTGAAGAACCATGTCAAGCGGGGTGTCATTCGTGGTCGAAGCCAGATTGATACCGGTGTTGACATAGCCAAAGCTACGAGGGTTTGTGGCCCAGATGTAGTTTGACCTTTGGTTGATGATGTCCATATAGAAGTTTGGATTTCCATCAACCGTCATAGCATCGGTCGAGCGAGAAACGTCCAGGTATCGCTCTAGGATTGTGCCGGGGATTCCCGTGAACATTCCACCTTCGTCGATAACAAAGACGTGCAGACCGTCGAGGGCCGCCCCGTTTCCGTTAAAGAGCTGCCAATTGGTTTGACCCGGTGGCTGCTGAGCAAGAGCAAAGAATTCCCAGAAACGGCTCACGTTGTCCGACAGGTTTTGGTCGGCATACAGCGCAAGATCTTCGTCGAATACCCAGTCAAAAGTAGCCGTTGCTTCGGTAGCGTTTGAGGTTGACTCCCATGCCGTCTGCTCAAGAAGGCGCAGGGCTTGGGTACCAACTGAGCTGTTTCCGAAGAGAATCAGGTCGTTGATGTTGAACAGATGCTGGAAAGCATTTGCCGCAGCATTTACCGCTGTCACGGCCTCGCCGGCAGTTGTCGGACCGACGTACCCATAGTGGATTGTCACGGTGGCGGTGTTCGATGCCACATTTAGCACAACTTCGGCGCCGCCGTTTCCGATGGCAGTCAGGTCGAAAGTATTCGAAAAGGCGTTTGGCGAGTCGCAAAGCGTCACTCGTAGCGAGTTTCCTAGGGCTCCCGGATAACGGGCAAGGAAGATCAGATCCGGGTCAAAAGTGCCTTGCTGATTTGGAAAATCGGCTTCGTTGCGCACAATGTTTTGCGCAAGATTTGCGATTGTGGCGATGTTTCCAAGAGCGGAATAGGCGCAGTTGTTGGCCATCCACTGCACTTGGGTCAGACCATCAGACAGAGCAAAAGAAGCCGATGTGAGGTGCACGGCAGTCGAGTTGATGATGTTTGCAATCACGGCCCCGGTAGCAAGGTGGCCGTTGTTCACGTGCGCTGCAATCATGCCCGGAATCAGGTTCGGGTTTGTAGTGCTTGGAACGATAAGGATGTTGTTTCCGGCGTCTACCGTGGCGTCTACAATAGGAGATGGGCCAGCTGTGTTTGCTGCCCGAGAAACATAAAGTTGGTCCCCGTAGGCAAGGAAGTTTGCCGCTGTGAAAAAGGTTTCTCCGTTGAAATTTGTCGGTTGTGCGAAGTAGGAGACAAGCGTAGGTTCATTAGGAACAACTACCCGCTCATTTAGCGGTCCCCAACGGAAAACACCCGCAACGGCGGTGATAGAAGTAGAGACCAGAGGCACGCCAATCGTAAGGTCATATTCATAGACGTTAACGCTCGGCGACAGGGAGAAGTTAATCAGACCCACGGGGTTCCCCTTTTTGACTTAGGAAATTCTTTGCCCCTTATTTACGAAATCACAGTTTTCTAGGAGATTAATTTAATGACTGAGATTACTCGCAAGCTTGCGAGCTTTCGCACAATTTCGGAAATTGTCCCCATCGACGGTGCCGACAGAGTAGAGATTGCCAAAATTGATGGTTGGCAAGTTGTCACTCAAAAGGGGTGGGCCGAGCCCGGAAAGCTAGTTATTTATTTTGAAGTGGATTCTTTCCTCCCGATTCGCCCAGAATTCGAGTTTTTGAGGAAGTCCGGATACCGGGCTCACCCGGATCTTGGGGAAGGTTTCAAGCTCAAAACCATCAAACTTCGGGGGGAATTGAGCCAAGGCTTGATTATGCCTATCGATGAGCTATTCCCACCCATGGAAAACCCATTAGACGTTGGAAAATGGGGTCTATGGAATTCGGCAGTTGGGCCTCGCTCCTTAGAGTTAGTCCTTGAACCCGGTTCCGAGGAGGCGCCCTCCAAGGTGGTGCTAGAGGACGGGGAAGACCTTACTAAAGTTCTTGGTGTGAAGCTTTGGGAAGCCCCCTTAAAGCCATGTCTGAAAGGTATGGCCAAGGGAAACTTTCCAGAGTTTATCCAAAAAACCGACCAAGAAAGGGTGCAAAATCTCAAAAAGTACTTTGGCCGGTGGGACCGAAATAGGTATTATCAAGTCACGCTTAAGCTGGACGGCTCTTCCATGACTGTCTACAAGCGTCGGATGTTTGTAAAAGCCGAAGACGGGAGCAATTTGTATGAAATGCCGTCTGAGATAGGAGTGTGCAGCCGTAATCTTGACCTTAAGAAGGATGATGCTGCCTACTGGAGGGTGTTTGAGACCGAAGGCTTAGAAGAAAAGATTAAGGCCATTTCCGCCCATCTCAGGGATGAGGATATCGCCCTTCAAGGCGAGCTTATGGGGCCGGGCGTGCAAGGAAATCGAGAGAAATTCCCTGAGCTTAGGTTTTATGTTTTCGATATCTGGAGCATTACGAATCGGTCTTATAAAGACCCAGTAGAAACTTACCAGCTTTGTGAAACCTTTGGATTAAGGCATATCCCGGTGGTAAATTTCCCGGTAAGCCTCAATCCTTTCATGGAAAACGAAGACCCTATCCAGGTTTTCCTTGATACTGCCAAGGGCCGGAGTATCAATCATGATGTTCGGGAAGGCGTTGTTTTCAAGGCTACAGGCCCTGGTCATCGGCATTCCTTTAAGGTGATCAATAACGAATTCCTTTTGGCTGAGAAAGATTGATGGCCCGAGCGCATTCTATTTGGGTCGTTATAGAAATTCCAACTCTAGGTCACGGGGTCTGGGCGGCATTTACCGTCAAGCATGAGCTAGAAACTTGGCTTAGTGCGAATCGAGATAGAGCGGATAAATTTAGAGTGCTTCAATTTCGAGACGGCAAGGGTAACGCAAATTCTGTATTTCATTTGGCGAAGGATTTTTTAGAGGATTGATTTTTGACTGAAACTGTAGACTTTTATACAAGCGTTGATCGGTATGGCTCGGAAATTCGAGTATGTGGGTATCGAGATGGAAAACGATATCGGCAGAAAGTAAAGTATGAGCCATACCTTTTTGTCCCCTCGAAAGATGGCACTTACAAAAACCTTCATGGGCACCCGGTTGCTCGGAAGGATTTTGCAAATATGCGAGAAGCCCAGCAATGGGTC